AGCTAACGCAGAATTAGCTTTTACTGAAGGAACCGAAACCCTGTTTATTGGTAAAGGTACTGGAGGTGCTGGAGGATCAGCGACCAGTGTTATAAAAATTGGTGGTAAAGGTGGTTTCTTTGATAAAGATACAGTACAAAACGCTAACAAAATACTATCTGGACCTACTACAGGAAGTGATGCTGCTCCTACATTTAGAGCTTTAGTTTCAGATGATATACCTTCTCTTGCTCATACGAAGATTAGTGACTTCGATGCTGGTGTAAGAACAAATACTTTATCTCAGATGGCTGCTCCAACTGGTGCAGTTTCAATGAACTCGCAAAAGATTACAGGATTAGCAGATCCTACTGGTGATAATGATGCAGCAAATAAAGGTTATGTAGACGGAGTCGCTCAAGGTCTTGATGTTAAAGACTCTGTGGTCGCCACAACTACTGCGAATGGTACGTTATCTACTGCGTTTGCTAATGGTCAATCTATAGATGGTGTAACCCTGCAAACTGGTGATCGAATATTAATTAAAAACCAAACTACTCAGTCACAGAACGGTATCTATAATGTCAATGCTTCTGGAGCACCATCTCGTGCCACAGATATGGCTACGGGTGCTAATGCTGCTGGTGCTTTTGTTTTTGTAGAAGAAGGAACAGTTAATGCAGAAAACGGTTTTACTTGCACATCTGATACTGGATCTGCTGTTGTTGGAACGAATAATTTAACTTTTGCACAGTTTTCTGGTGCAGGACAGGTAATAGCAGGAGATGGTTTAGATAAATCTGGTAATACTTTATCTGTTGATTTAAAAGCTAACGGTGGTCTTGTAATCGAATCCACAGAAATAGCTGTAAAACTTGATGCAAGTTCTATTACTGGAACGCTTGCAATCGGAGATGGTGGTACAGGTGCTACTTCTGCTACTGCTGCACTAACTAATCTTGGCTTTTCTAACTATGGAAAGACACTGATAGATGATGCGGACGCTGCTGCTGCTCGTACCACATTAGGACTTGGCAGTATTGCTACCCAGGCTGCTAACTCTGTTGCGATAACAGGAGGTTCTATTACGAACTTAACAACATTTGATGGTATAACCATAGATGGCGGTAGCTATTAATCTATAGGAGGTTATAGCTCATGGCTAACGTAATTAAACATAAAAGAGGTTCTGGTAGTGATCCAGTTGCTAATGATCTTGTTGTCGGTGAAGTAGCGATAAGGACTGATGTTGGTAAGTTATTTACCAAGATGGATAATGGGTCTGTTGCAGAAATAGCTGGTGGTGGTAGTGATATTGCAATAAATACACTTAGTTCCTCATCTGGAACGGGTGGTGGTAGTGCAACCTTTAATGGGTCTGCATTTAGATTTACCTTGTCCGCCCCTCCTTCTGTATCAGCACAGCAGTTATTGGTCAGTATTAATGGTGTGATTCAAAAACCAGTGGCAGGTACGGGTCAACCCAGTGAAGGTTTTAGTGTTGATGGAACGGATATTATTTTAGGTGACGCTCCAGCAACAGGAAGTGATTTTTTTATCCTTACGTTCAAGAGTTTAGGAGTAAGCGAACCAGCGGATAACAGCGTTACTACCGCAAAAATCGTAGATAATAATGTTACTGAAGCTAAGTTAGCACTTAACTCTGTTACAAATAATAGAGTGGCTAATGGTGCTATTACAAACGCAAAAATAGGTAATAGTGCTATAGATACAGCAAAACTTCAAGATGACGCAGTTACAAGTGCGAAGATAGCAGATGGAGCGATTGTAAATGCGGATATAAACGCAAGTGCAGCTATCGCTGCATCAAAAATTGCAGATTTTGTTACAGGAAACACAAATAATCGACTATTAACAGCAACTGGTACTGCTAATAATTTAAACGGTGAATCTAAATTGACTTTTGATGGAAATAGTAATTTAACGCTTGATGCCATTGTAACAGTAGATAGAGTTATAAATGCGACAGATAGTGCTGACCCTTGGTTGAAAGGTGTTGATTCTAGTAATAATGAAACTTGTTATATAAAACAAAATGGGCAAGCTTTTTTTAACGGAAATGTAGGTATAGGTACAAATAATCCATCGCAAAAACTTCATGTTGTTGGAACTGCTGTTGAATTTCAAAATACACAAAGCACATACATTCAAATAAATACAAGCGACACTCATTTTTATACAGGAGGTTCTCACCCTTTACGTTTTGGAACAAACTCTACAGAACGTATGCGTATAGATTCGTCTGGAAACGTAGGAATGAATACAGCATCTCCTACTTCTCATCTACAGATAGGTGACGGTACTATTGATTCTGGAAATGTTCTGACATTTGGAAAAAGAGTTTCAGGACCGAATAGTAATTTACCTCTTATAGGTCATCATAGTGATGGAGGAGGAAGTGGTATAGGTATATGTGCAACAAGTAGTGGTGGCAGCATTCATTTTTTTACTGGTAATGATGCGGCTGGCTTTGGTACTGGTAACAATGCAGAACGTATGCGTATTGATTTGTCAGGCAACGTAGGTATAGGTACAACAACCCCGCAAAAACTTTTAGATGTTAGAGGAGAATTTGCAATCTCTAATAGTAATTCAAGTTATTGGAATTTTGATAGAGATGATTCAGATGGTTCACTAAAGATAAAAGATACTGGCACAGAACGTATGAGTATAGATTCGTCTGGTGATTTAAGAGTTCAAAGAATACATGATAACACCACTAGCGGAGGTGCAAATGTAAGAGTCCAATCTGATGGGCTAATGCAAAGAGATACATCCTCAAGACGTTATAAGAATACTATTGCAGATGCAACACATGGTTTAGCAGATTTAAATAAACTCAGATCAGTTACATATAAAGGTAACAATGATGGAGATACAATTTTTGGTGGTTTAATTGCTGAAGAAGTCCATGATGCTGGGTTAATTGAATTTGTAGATTACAACAGTAACAATGAACCAGATGCTTTGAGATATGGGAATATGGTTTCTTTGTGTATAAAAAGCATTCAACAACTATCTGCTAAATTTGAAACTCTTGAAGCTGCATTACAGGAAGCTATAGGTAGAATTGAAACATTGGAGGCAAAGTAAATGGCACTTACACAAATCAGCACTAAAGGTATTAAAGACGGGACCATCACTGGAACGGATCTTGCCACCAACATAGATCTTGTTGATAACCAAAAGCTAAGATTTGGAAATTCTCAAGATTTACAGATATACCATTCCGGATCAAACGCATTCATACTTAATGCTGCTGGATCAGGTCAATTAACTATAGCTAGTAATAACGCTTTAAATTTAGCATCTAGAACTGGTACAGAATATTTCTTTAGAGGCTATATAAACGGAGCAGCAGAGTTATACCACGACAACAATAAAAAGATAGAGACTACAAGTATTGGAGCCACTGTAACTGGTTCTTTAATTTCTGATGAACTTAAGTTAGGTAATACTGAAGTTTTAAGATGGGGTTCAAGTGATACTGCATTTATACAAGGTCAAGATGGTGCTTCTGGTTATTTGAAGTTCGGAGTTAATAATGTTCAAATGACTATTAATAGAAATGGGACTATTAACTTACCTGATAACAATAAAATTGCGTTTGGTGCGGGTAATGACCTACAAATTTATCACGATGGATCTAACTCATTCATAGATGAAACAGGAACAGGTAGTTTAATTTTACGAGCATCACCTTCTATTGAATTTAGGAAGGCAGGTGGTACTGAGAAAATGCTGTATGCTGAACCTGATGATCGAGTAGAATTATACTACGACAACAGTAAAAAGTTCGAGACTACAAGTTCGGGAGTGACAGTTACAGGTGGTTTAACTACTAGCGGTGCTAGTACTTTTAATGAAGATGCAACCTTTACAGGTGCAAGTGCTAACATAGTTTTTGATAAATCAGATAATGCTCTTGAGTTTGCTGATAACGCATATTTAAAACTTGGAACGGGGGATGATTTACAGATTCATCATAATGGAAGCACTAGTTTTATAGAAAACCTTACAGGTGATTTAAATATTAGAGCTAAACAAGGTGAAGAGAGTATTAAATTAATACCAAACGGAGCAGTAGAGCTATATTACGATAACGATTTACACTTTGCTACAACATCAGATGGATGTAAAACAAATGGTGATTTATCTTTGAGAGGCGATGGAGATGTTGAACATATATTGTTTGATTCTTCAGCAGCTAATAATACAAGTTTTCTTTTTAAAGATAATAAACGAATAGGTTTCGGTGATAGTTCAGATTTACAAATTTATCATGATAGTAATAACTCTAAGATTACGCATGATGGTGCTGGTGGATTATATATAGGAGCAGATACCTTTGCACTGCAAAAAGGCGATCATAGTGAAAATTATATTTCTATGACTGCTAACGGAGCAGTAGATCTATATCACGATAATCAAGCACGTCTATCAACAAGAGGAGGAGGAGTTGATTTAAGAAGAGAAGCAGAAGTTTTTGTTCAGATGGCAAGAACTAATAATGGTCAGACTGACGGAGATAATGTAAGTACCCTTATTGGTTTAGGAAAAGATGATGCTAATAATTTCACAGAGTATTCAAAGATGATAACTCAAATAGTTGACGCATCAAATGGTACAGAAGACAGTCGGTTGATGATGTTGACAATGAAAAATGGCACGATGACTACTGCTGCTACTATTGAAGCTGGATATTTTCAAAGAAACAATGCACCTGGCTTTGCTGGAGAAGGTTTCCAGTGGGTAAATACAAACCCAAATATGCACAACGGTGGTATAAAATTTACATCTGGTGATTTTAATAACAGTACAGGAATTTTTACTTGTCCTGTAGCTGGTAAATATTTATGTATGGCAACAGTACAAAGTCATAGGGCTTTTGAAAGTACAGGTGCCAGTACTCAATACTTTAATGTTTTATTCCAAAAAAATAACTCAAACTATTTTGGAGAAACAGTTGGAACGCAACACGCAAATGGAGGCTCATCTAGTTCCGTTTCTGCAAATCATTTTTGTGTTACACAAACTGTAATTGTTGACTGTGCTGTAAATGATACTATTAGGGCACATTCAAATCATGGTTATAGAAATGGAGTTCAAAACCAACTTTGTATTATGTTATTAGCGTAATTACAAGTTATTATTATTTTAAAAATTAAATTATGGCAAATTACACAATCACACTAACTGACACAGAAACAAAAGCATTAGAATTTGTCGCTTTTAGTAATCAAGATTGGATTGATAATGCTGCTAAAAATAGAGCAAGAATAGCAAAAGACGAAATTATTTCTTTAAATACTGCACATTGCAATAAGAATAATATTGCAATAGCAGTTGGTGAGGATGCTCAAGTTGAACAAGCATATAATTTAGGTGTTGTTAAAACTGCTGCTGAAAGACATAAAGAATCTCAAGAGCAAAATACATAAGCAGTTGCGGCTTTAAAAGCTAGTTAATATAATAGCTATAACTATTAATTTTTTATGTCAATCGATCCACAGCAGAAGCTAGAAACACTTAATTCTGAATTACAACAGGTAGTAGATAACTTTAATAAAGCTAATCAGGTAGTAGAAAATTGCAAACAAAAAATATTCGAGTTAAAAGGTGGCATTGCTGCTGTTGAAGATATTCTTAAACCAGACGAAGAAGAACAACAAGTTATTTAATTTTATTTATCATCTGACGTTGCATTAAGCCTAACGTGACGTACAAAGGTGTTAAGCCTATAATTAGAAATAACACAGCTATTGTCATAACAGACATAGCCTTTATTAATGCAAAACGTACCATGTTTAATAAAATAGCGAATGTTTTGAGTATCATCTCATTTTTAATGGTAGCTTCGATGACTGCCACAGGAGTAGTAGGTTACAGGTATGTAACTTCAGAACAATTTAAGGCAAGAGTTATGAATGAGATACTGGGTAATGTAAAAGGTATGTTGCCTAACGTGATGGATAACGCATTACCAAAAACAACAGGGCCATCTATGGCTATTCCTAAATTAAAATTATGAACTGTTGGCATTGCAAGACAGAACTTATTTGGGGTGGAGATCATAGCGTAGATGAGAACTGCTATCCTCATTTAGTGGATGAGTATTCAATGGTTACTAATCTATCTTGTCCAAAATGTCATTCAGATGTAGAAGTTTGTTTGCCAAAATATGCCTACGATTGATATACATAGAATCCAAATAAAAGAAATAAATATACCCAAAATACCTGTATGGGAACTTTACGTTCCAACACTCGATGTTATTTATAAACCAAAAGTAGATATACCAGGTTGCGTAAGAGTACATAGAAACAATTTACCGAGTTTGATTGATAATGACAAAGATGAATATGGAACGTACAGCGAATGTGGTAATTTCATTATCCCGTCATTTGAACCATTGCAATATAACCCTAATGAATTTACTTACACAGAGTCCAAGACTCCTAATAAACAAGAAAAGGAATTTGTTGAACCTTCAAATGAATCAAGTAAGTATGAACCACCTAAAGATAAAGAGGATGTATTCGTAGAGTGTCCTGGTAAAAAAGATCAAAGAGTAGGAGATTTTCGTAACGAAAAGCGTTTGGAACGTGTTGTAGGACACAAAAGAAGCGAAGATGGAACTATATGCACCACGATTTATGAAGACGTTCCCTTCAAAGATCAGTACATTCCAGAAGTTTCTACTATTGTATCTACTGCTGTTATTGGCTTGGTTGCTGCCAGTACTCCACTATTACTTAATGCAGTCAAACCCATTTAAGCAACCAGACCTGATAAAGAGTGGGTTAAGTTCCACCTCCTCACTGTCAGAGCGTCAGTTGCTTATTTTTTTGTCTTTAATTAAACAGCACTTTTTTTATACTTTGTTTCTCATTAGTTAAATTAAAACTAATAATAGTTCTCGGTGTGTCCGTTGTATTAGGTAAACATTCATGGGTTAAATTTGCAGGAAAGATTAACATATCACCTTCTTTTACTTTTGGAATTACACTCTGAATACAATTATTAAAAGGATCATTAAAAGGGCTATAAAATTTTGTAGCTATATGTTTCTGTTCGTCAAAATCTATATAGATTATTGCTGACCAACCTAATCCATGATTATGACAAGTATGTTTCATCCCTTTTAAAGCTGTTTGAAACCACATATCAGTTATGTAAACACAACTATTTTGTGATAGAAGTCTCAAGTATGGTTCTATTATTTTTAAAACTGTATCGCTGTATGAAGGAAGATTTTCATTTTGGTCGAAATAATCAGTATAAATATCTTCTATTAATAAATTTTCAGTAAAATTCGGCAAGGCATTTTTAATTTCTTTTTTTGCAATATCCCAATTTTCAATTTTATATCTAATTAAAGGTACGCTAAAAATTATTTCTGATGACATTTATTTACTGGTATTAATATTTAGTTTATGAGTATGTGGTATAACTTGCCCTTTTTTTGCAGTAACTATAACGTCCTTGCATAGATCAAAGTAAGGAGAGTCTTTTGCATATTGAATACCGGCAATCTTTAACTCTCCGCAATTCTTCAAACGTGCCAATTCATAATTTAATCTGGCTTTAGATAACTCCATTCTTTGTAACTGTATCTGTGTATTAGCAGCACTTAAACAAGAATCTTGAAATCTTTTGTCTAATGGAATATTGAAAGTAAGAGCAAATCCAAAGTTAAGACCTAGAGAATCTTTATTACCACTGTAGTTTTCCTGATAATAAAGAATATCTCCTGGGTTATCTGGCACTCCATCATCATCTGCGTCTGTAGTGTCATAAACAGGAGTGTTGTATATGTAATCAAATGGTCTTTTTTGATTAATTGATGTGGTAACAAAAGGACTGAGACTCATTTGTGGGCCTGAACATTTAATTCCATTTCCATACCAATTTTCTACCATCGGACCTCCAAGCACCTGAGTAGCAAAGTTTGATACGGAACCAGATGCGGATGCACTTGGGGCTGCTGTATTACTCGTGTTTGCCAGTACTGGATTACCTAGCAGACTTATTGCGAGAAGATAGTTGTGGTATCTGTTACGCTTGTGCTTTGGATCGTGCGAGTTATATCGGTTACGGATTCTAGTCCAGCAGGTCTGTACACTTCTGTAAATTGAAAAGCATCTCCCTGATTTGTCTGAGTCCAGTTTGGTTTTTGCTGTAAATCTAAGTTTGTCCATGTATAGGTCGTACCGTTTACAGCTTCACTAGTGGTTGTAACAGGAGGTGAAATAGACGATCCATCATGCTCAATTCCTGATCCCGTGACTGAATATAAAAATCCAGAATTATATTCTGATGTTCGTATAGTCTCTGTAATATTTGTGGTAGTTTCTGTTCGGCTGGTACTTGAACCCTGCGTGAAATTTGGAATAACTGGCACAGCGTAACAAGGAAAAGAAAAAATAAAGCCAAAAAGGAAAAGCCTCCTCATTCAATTTTTAAATCAACAACAAATTGTCCTGTAAGTACGATACCTGTTCCTGTACCTGGTGTCAGCGTTAATGTATGATTATCAATTCCAACTGCTGCTGTTCCTACACTACCAGCACTTGTAGAGGTTAGATCACTGAAGTTTGGAACGGTTCCTACTGTTACTGCACTACCTGGTGTGGCATCTCCTTCAACGTAGGATTGAGTGAAACTAAATGCTTCTCCTGCGGTAGATTGTGTAGCAGATGGAAATGTTACAGATGGAACTCCGTTTGTAGTAGAACCAAATCCACCGACTGTGGCTGCGGAATTTGAATCTACTGTGGTGACGTTATTACCGCTAATACTGTAAGACGACCCAATTTTGTCTGCGGTTGAAGCTGCCGAAAGGGATTCAAACTTCACACTTGAAGAAATACTGTGCGTGATGTCGGCCAGCACTGCTGCTGGACTACTGATAATAAATAGAAACGGAATTAGTTTTTTCATTTTTTGTCCTCCTTTTTATCTACAACTTCAGCCCCTAAAATCTTTATCGGCTGCTCAACTCGAATAGTAGTAAAAGCACCAGATTGTGTAGCTAATAGCTGTTCTACTTCTTTTTTGTTTAATGGCTTTTCATCAGGTTTATATGTTCCATCACCACGTTTCTTTGCACCCTCCAAACCGAATGATGCTAATGCTCCCGTCAATAAGCTTGCAGGGAATGTAATATCTTTTGGTTCGGTGCTGTATCCAGGGATTGTGATGTAGTTAAGAGATACGATGAAACCACTCCAACCTACGACCACCAATCTGACTACTACTGAAATAAAAGCAAGTTGTTCCTCTTTGTCTTCAATAGTTTCTTTGATCTTCTTAAGAGGACCTTTCTTTTCTTTTTCTTCCATAAAATGCTGTAGTTATGGCAAATTTAGCAAATTTTGATATGTTTGGGAAGTAACACAAAACATTATGTCTAAGTTTCTAATTGGATTGTTTATCAAATTTGGTAAAAGTGAATCTTTAAGAAGAGCAGTATTAATGATGCTTAAAGATGCAGCAGCTAAATCTGATAACGACATTGATGATGCAATCGTAAAAATGATTGAAGAAAAGCTCTTTCCAGTAAAATGAGCAACGATACTTTCTTCAACATAGATTTTGAGACTCCTACACCAGAGCTGGAGTTATCTGTTGAAATGCGATGTAGGGAAGTAATGAAGAGTGATGACTTTGATAATGTAAAAAGATACTGCACTCATCTCATAAGACACCAGATGAGACAGGATTTATTCTTAACAGGAATGCTGGGTCGTCTAGCAGAACTGGAGGCTTTAGTAGCAATAAAGGAGATGAAAGAAGCAAAACAAAGAAGCAAACAAACTATTGGTCGTCAGATAAAGAAGATTTTTCGTATTCCCTAATTTCTTTAATACTGAAATCTTTTACCTGTAGTTTTGGTATCTTATTGATTTCGTAGTTATGTTTAACAATAGCAGTCCTGATATGGTCATTGACCCAGTTCCCATCATTAACTGTTAGGTCTGCTCTCGCATCTTTAGTTATATGAATCTTGTGATCTACTCCACGAAGCTCTACATCTAGCAATAATTTTACTAAATTTTTCTTTCTGTTTTCCTGTAAAAATTTTAATTTTTTCCAAGACGAATGTTCCTCTCGTTTCATTTTCTAACTCGTTGATTCGTTTGTTAATAGCATCATATCTAACACAGTATTCCTTCATATCTAAATTATCGAACCAAAACTTTTTCTCTAGTTCTGCAAGCTGGTGTTGATAATTTTCTATCAAATCTTTGTTATTCATACCTTACATTCACCCTTTAAATCCTGAAGCATAGCCTTCATTTCGTGTTCATAGTCGTTAAGTTTTTTCATCACATCATCAATACTGTCAGTTGATTTTTCTATCAAGTAATTATCAATAGCTTCCCGTACCAAAAAAGAAAAAGATTTACCTGGACCAGAAAGTTGTGATAAAGCCTCATGTTGGGTATCTCTTATCTGAACTGTGGTTCGTATTAAGTTTGACATAAATAGTTAATGTAAAAGAAGATGAGGGCTTACAGATCAGGTTAGCTTATTCAGTAGGATTTTACTCGGAGGAAATCAAGAAACCCCCTAGACCCCCTACCAAATCCTCGAAGGGAACTCATATCATTTCCTGTAAAATTGTAGCGATAGAACATGAGGGTCATAATTCTCAAGATTACGGGAGAGCAGCATAACCACCTGGTCTTTTAACAGATTGATCTTGCCTCGTAGTTATTCAGGAAAATGTGCAAATTTTAAGGTTACAGACTCTTTAACTACTCTTCCATCTGCTATAGCTTGCTTTTCATCAGCTACCCATTCTTCATCAGTAGGTTCTCTAAAATCCCCAGGAAAACAACCTTGTGGCTTAACTATTTGCCACTCAGGAGTTTTGTCATACTCCTCTATAGTTATGGGTATTCCAAACAAACCTTTGTGTTCGTCATCTTTATCCAAAATGGATTTACCCATACCATCGAACCACCAACCTACTCTTTCTACATCTACTGGATAATCGTCAGTGCCATCATAAATAGTAGGCATGATGCTATCGAGGGCTTTATCATAGGATTCAGCTTCTACTTCAAACACTTCGTATAAAATACTTTTTGTTTTGATCTTGTAAAGTTTTTTAGTAGTCATAATAATTTTAAGTTACTACAATAGTATAGCAACAAAATGTCATCACTTTGTAAGCATTAACAAAATTTAATCTTCTTCGCCTTTTCTTCCTTCTATTCTTCTTTGTACGGACTGTCTCCACAAAAGATCATCTTTTGCTTCTGCTATCTTATATTCACCAGTATTCATAACTCTTTGCAGCTTTTCATAAGCAGCTTGTCTTACCCAAGCAGTACCTCTCATATTCTCTTCTTTTGCTACTTTTTCTATAAGTTTTGACCTATGTGGATCTATTAACACCTGATAATAATTTTTGTTGCCGTGTTTCTGTGCCATTTAATGAGTTGTTCTTGTACTACTTTACCATCAAAAAAGTAAATTGGCTCTACTTCTTGCTACTCCAATATTTAATTAATAATTTTAGTTCTTCTATACGTTTTAAAGCTGCCTGAATTTTTTCGTCTGTTGTCAATGAGTTTCCTCCCAAGTTTTACCTATAGATACTTCAGCAACAGCAGGAACAGCACCCAACCATTTAGATTCTGCAAATTCCATAATACCTTTCAGTTTGTTAGCCCATGCTTCCGCATACTGATCCCGAACCAAAAGGATTACTTCATCATGTACTGCTGCTGCTATCTTTACTACATTCTCACCAGCTTCATGTACTTCAACCCATAAGTTACCTAATGCACATTTAAGGATAGCTGCACCAGCCCCCTGAATTGGTGTATTACATCTGACTGTGACTCTGTTAAGATCACCTTTTAAATATCTACGCATATTAGATAAGGGTATTCTGGTTTCAGCCCATTCATTACCCTGAGAGTTTTTTGATAATTGATAGTTTTTATTCTGCCAGGCATGAACACCCTTATAAGTACGCAACCAATTATCACGAACAGTAATAGCTTCCTGAAGTGTCATTAGAACACCACTGCTACCAGCATAATTACGCAAACCTTCCGCACCAGCACCATATAACAAACCAAAATTAGCTGACTTAGCTATCTGTCTATCACAACCCATCTGCTGTGCCGTATAGTCATGCAAATCTTCTCCCTTTTGGAACGCTGCAATCATATTTTCATCATTAGCTAATGAAGCAGCCAAACGTAACTCCATCTGTGAAAAATCAGCATCAACTATTTTCCACCCATCAGGAGCTTCTACACATTGTCTGAACTCAGAATCTCTTGGTATCTGTTGATTATTAGGGTTAATACTGGACATCCTGCCTGTGTCCGCACCAAGTTGCATATAAGAAGCTTTTACAAAACCATCAAAGTCAATCTTCTTTTCAATACTGGTAATCATCTGCCTACGCTTTTCTGTTTTCTTCCATACAAGATAAGTCTGTATGATCTCAGAATCCGCAGCAAAAGCTTTTAATGTTTGTCTTGACGCACTAGGTTTACCATCAGCATCCACTGGAGGTTTACCAAGTAATAGAGTAAATTTTTCTAGTAATTGTTTTGGACTGTTGAGATTAAAACCAGCATATTTTTTAGTACCTAACCTTATAGAACCTTCGTCTTTCGCACGAAGATTATAAGAACCATCATCTTCTCTTGGCAGCTTATGTTTTTCTGGTAAGGCATTATCTAACTCCCGTAGAAAGTCTTTTGTCATTTCTTTTAAATCATGTTCGTAGTCAATACGTTTTTCTTCAAGAGTGGTTTTGTTCCAGGGTAAACCAGTTCTCCACATCTGAGCCATCGCTGGTAATGCTAGACACTCCAATGTATAAGCTTCCATTAGTTGATTGGCCTGTATTCGTACGTCCAATATTTGATCCAGTTCTAATAACACTTCAATATCTTTTGCTGCGTATTCAAGTTGAGCAGAACTTAATACATCAGCACCCCAATTAGATTTTTGCTGCTCTTTAGATACTTCCATATCTAAATATCGTTTTGCTACATCAGCTAAACCATTCTTCGTTTTTGGTATGCCATTAGTAAGTAAACGACTTGCTAACATACTACATCTGACTTTACCTCGAACGTATATATCATGTTCCTGTAGCCAGCCAAGATCGAATACCGCGTTATGTGCGAGCCAATATCTAGCTCCATTCTGAAAGAATCTATTGAGATAATTCCAATTATTATCAGAAAGTTCAAAACAATCAATGATAACAATGGTTTTAAGAGTATAAGACCCTAACTGAAGTAATCTTAATTTACCTTTTTCTGGTTGTAATTGTAGCGTTTCTGTATCAAAAGCCAGGCTTGATGCTGTATGTAAACGATGAAGTTCCTTGATGCCGTAGTAAACGGAATAATCAGAGTTTGTCATGGGTTGCGACTATAAGTTTATGTCTGTTATTGTAGCACAGTAGTACATCAAGTCCAATGCTCAATCTTGCGTTGTAACAAATTACCATCCAATTCTGTGTATATCAAAACATCTATCCCCAGTTGGATCGCCTGTAAAACTTCACTATGAAAATACTGTGTATCTTCGTAATCCACTTGTTCAACATCCACCACTCTGTCCAGGTCATCATATTTTGTATAACGAACCGAAGCTATTGGTGAATTTTTCCTTTCTTTGTGGCAATAAATTATTACTTTCGTCTGTCTCATTAAAATCATTCAATAATATATTTTAATTCTTGAGGTATAAATGTATTCTTTTTTTGTAAATACTTTTTACAAACTACAGGATGATACTGACCTACACCATTTTTATATCTTGGATGTGGCCTAGTTTTCTTTTTATAACCTAGTTGGTTAGATAATATGGTTAGATCTCTACCGACTATACTTGTAAAGCCTTCATGTGTAGGCCAATTAACTAAAGCACATAAACGTAACGCTTCTATATATCCTTCTGCTTCTCTACGTTTCTGTAATTCATCTTGATTTTGTTTAGCAACATGAGAAACAAATTCATTTTTTCTATATAAATCAAGATTTATTTGTTCTTGATTTTCAATATGATTATCTACAGTTTCACTAAGTTGGTTTATTACTTTAGTAGTTAATAAATTAAGTTGAGCTAATGACCGCCTGTAGTTACTGTTATCTTTCGATAAATCAGACATAATGTTTTAAAATAGTGTGTTTTTAATTTAATACAATAATACTTACAAGTCTATAATTTTACTTTTACCTTTAATATCATCATGGACAATTTCAGTAACATCTTTTGAATTTAATGTGGTGGTTGTCCATTTATCGCAAGCATTTTCATATTCCTCGCGTGCGTGGGGGGATAGATCATTTGTCACATTGGGGTCTGATCCCTTTATTGATGGGTTTTTTACAATGTGACAGCTATCAGATTTTTCTACCTGTCGCATTGGTGTTTGCTTATCACCCTCCGTACCAATGTGACAGATTTTATTTTTTTCTACCTGTCGCATTGCTAAACCCCTGTTCTCATTAGATTTACGTACCAATGGGACAGATTTTTTGTCTCCCCGCACGAGGATAGCTTTATATAGGTATGTGGGTCGTCCTCCATTAACGGATGGTTTCTTGTCTGAAATTTCAATCAAACCTCTATCAACTAACCTCTCCAAAGATTTTCTTATAGCGGTTACGTTACCGCCTATCAATGGATCGGAATTAAGTTCAATTCTTGACCTTGAATCTGGATAAACAGTTCTAAGTTTTTCTAGGATACGATCAATAACAGAAGCAGGAGTAGAATTTTCAATTTTTGGTTTGTAATCTTTAAGTTCAAAACTAAGATCATCTGTTTGTTTTAGTAAAAGAGCACTACCTGTACGACTAAACCTACTTTTTTCAACTTTTATAATTCTTGTATTATTTCCAAGTTGTTGAGCTAGTTCTTTATCTGGTTTACTAAGTTTCCATACTTCAGATACAGCATCTCTAATTGAGCTTGTACCTCTAAAACCACCTTGTTTATTTGCATGATGTATCACTAAAACAGTAGTTGCATGAGTTCCATTACTACCATTCTTGTTAGTAATTCTATAAAGAGGCGATGCAAAAGAACTTTTGTTTTCATCAAAAGCTCTACCAGCAGAAGAACCAATCAAAGAGTCAATAATTACTAAAGCTGGCTTATGTTTCTTAAGAAGTTGAGCAAAATAATATTCTCTTCTTATTTGAAAACCATGAATAATAACTGTATTTTTATCCATCTTGTAATCTTGCTCTCTTAACTGTTCGCGTAATTGCACTTCTGGTTGGTCTGAGTTAAGAATTAAGACTTTACCTTGTTTCACTGGAACGGTGTTGTTTTGCACCGTAAATGGAATACCTTCAGATATATGTTTAGCTAAAGCCCAAGCAGCCATAGACTTACCATCTCCACCAGCACCATAAAGAAGTAAAACAGCAGGAGTAGGTAGTATTTCAGGGATTATATAACTTCTTGACAAGTCTTTAGCGTCTAAATCTTCAGCAGTAATTTCTTCAGTACCTAATTCAAAGGCTTCACTGCTCATTAAACAACTTTCTAGCTTTTCAAGATCTTTATAGTCATTATCCATAGCTAATTGGTGCATCAGAAAGTCCTGTTCACCTGGATCGGCCACATCTTCACAGATACGCATATATTCTTTCTTGACATCCTGGAAGGACATTTTGTTCCTTCTGGTTTTAATCATTAGCTCATTTTGAGCCTTCTGAACAATATCCAAACTTACAGGACTGAATCTAAGTCTCTTAGGATCTTCTTCGTCAGCATCGTATATCAAAGAACCTAAACCACGTTTAGAACCCTTGAAGGACTTCCAGACGGCCTCACAGGGATTATCTGCATCCCAATCGTTTATATAATCTGGATCTTCCTTAGACCATGCAGACCACAAGGAAAGACCAAGTTCATTGGGAAGCTCAGAATGTATAGCCATTCCAATCTTCACCCAGTGATCTCTACTGCCAGCACCCTGGGGCGGAATAACGCTTAAACATTCCTGCACTATCTGAGCTTTTTCATCTTCTGTACGATCTGATAAGTTCAGAACATTTTGATTTTTAACAAACCCAACCTGTTCTTCATTAGCCTTCAATGATTTCATCTCAGCTAATAACCAATCTGGAGCGTCAGGAATATTATTCAGATCACCAGTAAATGTATAAACACCCTCTTCTGAAGTTTTAGAACCAGGATAAGCACCAAAAATTAAACCTTGTCTGTTCCATAAGATTTCATAACAAGTTGAAGTTTCCTGAGATAAAAACCTACCCTTAACGCTACCCCAAAGTTCTTCGGGCACTTTAAATACAAACTTTGCTGCATTACATTTCGTACTTGTTATACAGGGAGCACTATCTAATGTACTACCCCATTTTTTCTTATGAGCAGCAAGGTTTCTATCAACGTCAAGAATACAGATACCATTACCTTTTGGCCCTGTAAAAAGCCCAACCGCACCAAATCTATCTGGGTACTTATCTAGTACATAAACAACATCATCTGGGGAAAAATTCCTTTCATAAGCTTCACCATAAGGATTCTTCCCTGTGGCTTTTATAACCTTTCCTA